ACAGAACGGATGGCGTCGATGACTTCTGCATCGGCAGCAATATAGCCACCTTGGACTCCATAGGCTTTCCCTAATGTACCATTGACTATGTCAATACGGGATTGTAGCCCAAGCTCTTCAACTTTCCCACCACCGTGGGGTCCATAGAGTCCTACCGCGTGTACTTCATCGATGTAGGTTATTGCACCATACTTATCTGCTAGGTCGCAGATCTCTTTGATGTGTCCTACGTCGCCATCCATCGAGTAAACTGATTCAAATACAATGCAGGGAACATTGCCTGTTAGTTGTACAGAAGTTAATATATCTTCTAGGTGATTAAGATCGTTGTGACGGAACACAGTCTTTGGCGCACGACTGTGTACCATTCCAATAACCAGACTGTTGTGATTCTCGCTGTCTGATATAAAGTGTATGTTGGGAATGATCTTTGATAGAGCGATTAGTGTCCACTCGTTGGCCACATAAGCTGATGAGAACAACAGTGCTTTGGCCTTGTTGTGTAGTAAGGCTAACTCGTGTTCTAGGGCCACGTGATAGTGACTGGTACCTGCTATGTTGCGAGTGCCTCCTGAGCCTGCTCCTGTGTGATCTAAGGCTGTGTGCATTGCATCTAACACCACTTTATGCTGTCCCATACCTAGATAATCATTTGAGCACCAGTTTGTGATAGTTTTGATGTTGTAGGGCCCATACCACATAGCATTAGGGAACTTGCCCTTTTCACGGATGATGTCGTTGAACACACGGTATTTGCCAGTGTCCTTGAGTGTTTTAAGTAGGCTGTTAAATGGTTTCTTATCAATCATATTGTATTTAAATAAATATTAGACCGAGGAATTCAAAATGGCAGATATTTTACAGTTAGACGTACCTTTGTTTATTCGCTTGCTAGAGCTGGCCCGTGAGGATGTTAAACAAGACGCAGACCTACACGATGTAGCAGAAGCAGTGATCAAGATGAGCGAAAAAGGTCCCGTAACAATGGCAGACTATGACAAGATTGTGAGCTTTATGCAGAGTCAGGGCAAGCCTGCACAAGATAGTGCTGTAAACGATGACATCCGCAGATTTAGACAGATCATCGATCTAGCTGATCAAGGCCAACCTACAGAGTATTCCAATACACCCAAAGAAGAGTATGCCGCACTGGACTCAGTGACCACAGCCGCAGGAGGTGGAATGAATGGTGCCAAACACGTTAAAGATCTTAGAGGCGACAGCTTTAGAATCTACGGAGATAATTAATGGCTGATATTAACTATTGGGGGCTAACAGGAGTAAAACGCAGCGTTACAGGAATCACGCTGACTACTGCTACTGTTGACACATTGATCACAGCCATCGCTACAGATGAGGGACTGGCAGCAGATTATTATGCTTGGAGTCTACTAAGTGATCCCAGTAAAAATAGTTTTACCTACGGTGACAGTTCTACAAAATTATCAGCAATGGGAGTAGTTGACGGAGACACAGTGATATGCACCCCGCAACAAAATGAAACCAAACAAGAACGACAACTTCGTAAACTAGTAATAGCAGAAGCCAAACGCAAGGCATTTGGTGACATAACCAAACCCTATTATCGTGTGAACAATACCTACGATCTTACGCTATTACCAGATACCTACAACGGTAATGTTCCTGGTGCAGACGATAACGCCAACACTGGCGGGTTATTAGAAGGTCGTCCTTGGGTAAACTATGCAGGTATTGCATTTGCCTCAAACATATGGCGCACAGACTACGAAGGCTACTTTAACGATACACCGTCATTCTTTGCCACTGCGGCACTGAAAGCAGCACCTAACGATTACAACGGTACCGATACCACAATCGCTGAGTCAAGTTTGCTAAACAATACAAGTATTCAATACCAAGGTTACTTTCTTGCTACCTATACAGGAACCCACACCTTCTATCTAAGCTCCGATGATGGCAGTTGGATGTGGGTTGGCCCGACAGCATTAACTGGATTTACTACCGCAAACGCTCTAGTAAAGAACGGCGGCCTACACGGAGTGGTAGAAGTTAGTGCTACTATAAGTCTAGTAGCAGGCACCTACTATCCCATCCGCATACAATTTGGTAACGGCCCTGCAGGTCCTGGGGCATTGACTGCCAGTTATGCACATTCAGGACAGGCTAAGACAAGTACCTGGACTGGCAAGATATTCTATAATACAGCAACCAACGGATTCTAAAGATGGCATTATTCCCCTCTGAACAGCCAACAAATAGTTCAAGCTACGTTCATCCTAGAGATCCGCATCTCCATAGGATTGAAAATGTTATGGAGTATGATCTCGCTGGCAAACCGTTGTTAAGGGTTGCTGCTTCATTGTCAGCTCCTAGTATTGCAGGACAGGTATCAGCATTTGGCGAACCATTGGCAATCAGTCCTACAGCAGTTATTCAGTTAGATGCTATCTACGGAACTACCTCAGATGTTATACAAACATATAACAACGGCACAGGATCAAGTGCTGGCAGCAACACACAGTTATTTCGTGTAGAAACTGGTACTAGTCAAGGCGGTTACGGTGTTCTACGCAGTCGTAGATTCTTACGCTATCGCCCAGGACAGGGTATTATCACACGTTACACCGCAGCTTTTACTCAAGGTGTAGCCAACAGCCTACAGTTCGCAGGACTAGCCAATCAAGAAAATCGTGTGTCATTTGGCTACGACGGTACACGATTTGGAGTATGCCGTAGTTCGGGTGGCAAGGCCACCATTTTGCTAATGACCATAACTACGGCTCCTAATGCTGGACAGACTGCTACCATTACCCTAAACGGTGTAGCCTATACTGTCACATTGGCTAATACCACAGCTGACGTTGCAGTACAGACTATTACCAATCGTGTAGGTGGATTTGGTGGATGGTTGTTCCAACAGACCAACGGTGCTATGCTATGGTTAGCACCCACCCTGGGTCCAATGAATGGGGCGTTTAGTTTTACCAGCACAGGCAATGCCACTGCTACCTTTGAGGTTAAACAAGTGGGTGTAGCACAAACAGATCATTGGACCTATCAAGAAGACTGGAACATTGACAAGATGGATGGTAGCAACGCCATCGATACTAACCCCAGTGGAATGCTTTTAGACCCTACTAAACTAAATGTCTATCAAATTAACCTGCGATGGCTAGGTGCTGGTGTTATCAGCTATGCTCTAGAAGATCAAGCCTCAGGTGCAATGGTCTATGTACATCGTGAACACTATGTAAACCAACATACTGTACCGCATACACTGAATCCCAGTTTCAAAATAACCTATGCTGCCTACAACCTTACCAATACTTCAAACGTCACAGTCGTTGGTGCCAGTATGTATGCCGCGGTTGAAGGCACTATTTTCTTAAACGAACTGACTCGCAGTTATTCTTCATCAAAGACTGGTCTGGCACAAAATCAAGTTCACCATTTGCTAACAATTAAAAACTCTGTGGTTACCAACGGACTTGCTGGCGCAAACAATGGCAACTATGTAATCAATACCAAGGAAGCCATTATCAAAAGTCTAAGCGTATCTGTACAGTCGACAGATCCTGCTAGGGTATTTTTGTTCTTTGAACCCAGTAGTTTGTCCGTGACTCACTTGTACAATCTTATTCCACGCTGTAATGAAGTTCACAGTGAAGTGACAGGTACATTTAACCTAGCTACAGATACTCCTATCTACACAGGATTGATAGGAATCAACGGAACTATCAACGTAGACTTGAGTGATTACCGTATAACTATTCCGCCAGGCAGTCAAGTCAGCATTGCCATAACAAGTACCAACTCAGTAAGCCCTGCTACCTGTGCTCTAACCTGGAGTGAAGATTAATGTATAGAAAATATATCAACATAGTAGAAGCAGCCAACAAAGGCTGTCCCATTGCCACCTACGACCTAGAAGTAAATGTCAAGAACAGACAAACAGCCATAGACAAACATCACTACGGCCCTGCCAATCCCGATGAGCCAGGCACATACTGGAAAGAAGCAGCCAAGCAGTGGAACATTGATGAGAAGACTGCCAAAACAATGACCTGTGGTAACTGTGCGGCATTTAACATATCGGACTCAATGTACAAGTGTATACACGACGGTATGGGTGCAGAAGCCTACGCAGCTGAAAAGACCCGCGAAGCAGCAGATCTAGGCTACTGTAATCTTTTGGCCTTTAAGTGTGCCGGATCTCGTTCGTGTCAGTTATGGCTTACCGGCGGCCCTATTGTAAAATAAATTCTTAGGAGCGAACAATGGAAGACAATGACACAAGCTATCAACGACTAAAACCCAAATGTTCGTGCTGGTGCACCGCACACTGCGGATTTAGCTGTATGACAGACGGCTGCGATTGCCCAGACTGTGAATGCCTTGATTGTCTAGATAACAATGTCAACCGTGGTTATAACTGATAGTCGTTTTGATCCCAACGGCTATTGGGACAAGCCCGTGGAAAAGATAGTCTATCTTCCTACTCCTGAAGATGTTGCCCTGTTTGATCAAAACGGTTACGACCTAACTGAACTTGAAAAGCACTATGCCTACAGTAATTGGACTAAGCCCAAGAAGCATCGTGAACATCGTGTTGCTCTTAAACAGCCCTGGTTTGCTCAAGAACTTAATGTCGTAGAAGGTGCAGTACTTAATCACAGTCTACTATTTGAACGCAAAGGCTACACAGGTGCTGCCCTTGCTGAACTGCAACACTGGGCCAAGACACTGCCCCTAATCAACAAAGTCATAGCCCTTAAACCCAAATGGGGATTAGACTTCTCAATGGACTATGTTGATCGAGAAGGCAATGCCTTTGAAGTTCTACACTGGGAATGGGACAGCTTTGACTATATTGAAATTGAAGCGGTGCGTAAGATTATAGAACCTGTACTGCTAGCTATTGATTGGCAGGATGCAGGTCGTAGAATACTAGCAGAAAAATCAAAGTGGCATCACTTAGACTTCTTTGCCCAGAGCCGGTGGAAATGCAAGTACTTTGGCGTACCCGAAGAACGATTCAAAATGGTTGCTTGGCAATAAATAAACTACATAGATATTGAGGATCTAAAATGAAGAAATTATTAGCCGTACTATTGCTGGTTCCTACACTGGCAATGCTGGTTCCTACACTGGCATTAGCACAAAAGACACCACAGGGTGCAACTTACGATGCACAAATTTTAAGAGTAACGGATGGCGACACAGTTGTGATCGCCGCACCCTTTCTACCCAAGCCGCTCAAGCCAGAATTGGCTGTCAGAGTCTTCGGTGTTGACACACCAGAAAAAGGACACAGAGCTCAGTGCCCTAGTGAAGCCCAAAGAGGAGAAGCCGCTTCCGCTTTCACTAAAAATGCAATTGCCACCGCAGCCGCTCAAGGTGGAAAGTTTCAGGCAACTCTATATGGATGGGACAAGTTTGGTGGTCGTGTTCTCGGCGACATTCTAGTCAACGGACAGAGTCTTCGTGCTGCCCTAATTGCCAACGGTTTTGCTCGTGAATACTACGGAGATGCAAAACAATCTTGGTGTAACTGATCACACTACCTTAGGAACGCTTTGCGTTACAAGTGTGGCCCGGCTGCTGGGCAGGTTGTTATGGGAGTCGTGCCCCGGAATGGCAACCTAAGTGAGCATATATACAAGAAAGCCCCTTCCGGGACTTTTTTATTCTGCTAGCACAAGTTCGTAGAGTTCACGCCAGTTCTTGACCACAGGGTAATTGCAAAGGTGATGCATATTGTGTCCGTGTTCAATAAGGATTGAGCGTAGTCCTAGATGGTAGCCGACATCGGCATTAGCAGGCTTGTCTTCAATCCACCACAGACCACTGTCACGATATGGTTCCAATGCTGAATCTTTGTCTGCACCTGTGTCCAGGCAAATAACTGATTCAATGGCATTGCCAAACAGTTTGCGCAGATTCATTTCACGCAGTTTGCCTGCGTTCTTGTCTAGACTTAGACTTGTGATCACTCGGAATTCGTAGCCGTGTTCTTCGTGCAGTCTTTTAACATAGTAGGTAGCATCACGAAGCGCAGGAAGAAAGCCAATAGCTGCTGACTCGTTGAAAGTCTTAACAACTCGCTTGGCGTCTTTTTCTTCTAGCTCATTATAGTGGTGATGTAATTGATAGCTTTTTTTGTTATCTGCTGTTAGGGTATAACCGCGTTCTTGCATCCAAACTGAGAATGCCCATTCCCAATCTAGTAGAACACCGTCTGCGTCTGTGAGTATAAGTTTGTTTTTCATACCATATTATAGCATAATTTAACCTTTGTGTCAACGGGCTAAGTAAAAGATGACTACAATAATCGCAACTTTGGTGATGGTTCAAATCACTATCGCCTGTGTTACTCTATTCCTACATAGAAGCCAGGCACACAGAGCAGTACAATTTCATCCAGTAGTAGAACACTTTATGCGTTTTTGGCTTTGGCTAACCACAGGAATGGTAACCAAACAGTGGGTGGCCATCCACCGCAAGCACCACCAGAAAAGTGATCAGGAAGGTGATCCACACAGCCCACAGATCTACGGCATTTGGCGTGTGCTATTCAAGGGCTGGATCTTGTATCACGATGCCAGCAAAGATCTTGATATGGTCGAGAAGTTGGGCATTGGCACACCTGATGACTGGATTGAGCGTAAACTCTATACCCCACACAGCCGCATAGGGATTCTTCTTATGTTGGTCATAGACCTTGTTCTTTTTGGCCCTATGGGTTTAGTAGTGTGGGGTATTCAAATGATCTGGATCCCATTGTGGGCAGCTGGAGTTATTAACGGACTCAGCCACTGGTGGGGTTACCGTAACACAGATACCAAAGATACTAGTCGTAACCTATGGCCTTGGGGCATATGGATTGGCGGTGAGGAACTACACAATAATCACCACGCCGATGGTGCTAATGCCAAATTCAAACAGCGTTGGTTTGAAATTGACATAGGTTGGATCTATATCCAGATACTGTCAACACTAGGATTGGCCAAAGTACGCACATAATAGAAAGGGCTCCGAAGAGCCCTTTCTTTTCACTACTATAATATATACCGCTATGCGGCTAATAATTTACTTCTTTACACCACTATTTACAAAACTGTACATTTTTTCAGCAGTCTCTAAAACTTTTTCAAGTCCTGGAAACTCTGGCATACCTACTTTGGTAACGATTTGTCCAGTCTTTGCATCGCGTTCTGCAGTCATTTCCCAACCTTGGAACTTGACTTGAAAGTCTTGTTGTACCATATCCTTGGCCATAGCTAGGATGTCTGTACGGATTTCGTAGCCGTTCTTATTAAATTTAACTTCTGGTAGTTTTGGTGTTTCAAATTGTGACATAATTTTCTCCTTGTGTGTGTATGTCTGTACCTTAGGCGGTACCTTCCTTCTTTGGAAACCAGCACTTGGTGAAGGCGTCCATTGAATACTTGGCAACGTCAATGCTGTTATGAGCTAGCATTTTGCCGAAAGCTGTTTGCGCATCGATGAAATCGTTAGCGGCTTTATTTAGTGTGGGGTCTTTGATAACTTGGTTTGTAAGGGCACGTTTGATGCCTTGAAAGCTATCGATCATGAAGTCTGGTCCGAACATATGTTTCTCCTGTGTGTTAATATGTGTACTACTATATATGCTTTTTGTCTAAAGAGCAAGGCAAAATGCGGTTTTATTTTACCATTAGTGCTTTAGCTTCTTCAAGTCTGCCAGCACGAGCCAATGCTGATGCAGCACGAGCCTGGCCAATGCTGATACAAATTCCGTAGAGTGTGTTAATAAAGTTTTTCATAGATAAGATTCCTTTTGAGAATTGAATTGTCGAACATAGTGTTCTAATTGTGCGGCATCGGTAATGCCTTTGGTGTTTAGATAGCTGTCTAAACGGCTTTGGTAGGAACTTTCCGGAAACATTTCAGCTAGTCGTTCCAAGAAACCTAGCATCATTTCTGATAATTTTTTCATTTTTTTCCTCTGTAAGTGTACGTAGACTCAGTGTTTCTACTGAGTATTTAGTCCGCTCTTGTGCAACCGCACATAATTCAGTACAATATTATCATTTGATATAAACGAGTTAAATACACTATAGGATATTTTTATGAAACTTCGCACCAGATCAATTCTGCAGGAACTTAATAGTATTGCTGAAGTACGCAGCACAGACAGCCTCATTGAAAGTCGTGCCACTAATATTATCAATTCTGCTATTAATCTGCTGGAAAGCATACACAAGCACTACGATGCTGAAAGTGCAGACGAGCTTGAGCGCCGTCTAATCAATGCCATAAAAGGACAAGATCCTAGTAAATTTACCCGTGGTGTGCGTAGAATTGCAGAATCACGTAAACAAAAAAGAAAACTAGACGAAAGCAATGAAAACTAATCTATCCGAAGGGGGCAATGTATTCAAAGGCCCAGACAAACAATCTTTAACACAGCGTATTGCTACGGGCGATGTTGAAGAAACCATCCTCTACATCGAAAAGATCACAGGCCTAGACTTTACCAAAGAAAAAGACTCTGATGACAAGAAGCCTGTAAAATGGTTAGGTACTACAGGACGCAAAGAAGATCCAGATGGTACATTTGAAAAGAACAGTTCTGGCGATCTTGACCTGAGCGTAGATGCCAACGAAGTAGATAAGAAATCATTTGCAGAAAAATTAATCAGCCAGTTTGGCAAAGAAAACATCAAACTCAGCGGAGATAATGTACACTGGAAGGTGCCTATCAAAGGTGATCCTGCAAACGGATTTGTGCAGGCAGACTTTATGTTTTCAGCTAATCCTAAATTCCAACAGGGATCAATGATTGGCGGCAAAGGTGAGTTTCGTGGTGAGCATCGCCATATTGTTCTAAGCTCAATTGCCCGTGCAAGAGGTATAAAGTACAGTCCAAAACACGGCATACTAAATCCGCAGACCGACGAACTGTTGCCCAACGGCAATGATTGGAATCAGATTGCCAAAGTATTGCTAGGACAAACTGCCACAGTAAAAGACATACGTTCAGTAGACAGTATTCTTGATTTTATTAAAAAATTGCCCAACTACGAAGAACTAGTATCAGCAGCTAGAGAAACATTGGGCAAGCAGGGTATTACTCTACCAGAGAATACGATTTCGTTTGAAAGCAAGCAAACTGGTACACCTGCCTGGTTCCGCAGAATGATGGAAGCTGTTAAATGAGAGCATTTGAATTTCTAACCGAGGCTGAAGTACCTGCTCCTAAAAAAGTAGGCCGTGAGTTTAATCACCTCGAGGATCTAGTATTCACAGAGCCCGGTGGCGCTAATAAAGCAATTAAGATCTTAAAAGATTTATCTAGCCCTGCTAAAAAGATTGCTATCAAGTGGGATGGTAATCCTACAGTGTACTGGGGTCGTGATGAGGATGGTACTTTCCGTATGGTTGGTAAGAACAACTGGGGTCGTGAGGAAGGTAAGAGTTCTAGTCCTGAAGAGTTGACAGCGTTTATCAACAGCCGAGGTAAAGGTGAAGAATGGCGAGCTAAGTTTGCAGGGGATATGGCTGCAATGTGGTCAGTCTTTGAAGAAGCTACTCCTACAGACTTTCGAGGATATGTCTACGGTGACATCCTATTTCATCCAGGCAAGCCCTACGAAGGTGCTGATGGCCGCATAAGTTTTACTCCTAATCAAACAACCTACAGTGTTAAAGTTGGTAGTCCCGAATATCAGAAGTTAGTCAAGGCAAAGATAGCTGTAGCCGCACATCAATTGTTTGACTATTTCGGAGATAAGAGCGGTAAGCCGTTTGATAAACCTGAGCTATTTGATACAAGTCCTGCATTGGCAGTCTACGGGCAAACCTATGTTAGCCATCGTCCTGCTGTAAATGCAGACAATCTAGGTAAGATCACCAAACTGGCTAGCAGTCAATCAGCAATTGATAAATTGCTAACACCGGTTCCGGGTATGGGTTATCTACAGAATGAAATTTATAGTTTTGTTAATGCACAATCCAAAGCTAAACAATTAGACAATATCAACACAGAAGCATTTATGGCCTTTGAGCAAAAAACTCCAGCTAAGGCTGCTAAGATACAGGCACACAGCGATGCACATCCTGGCGCTATGGACGCATTATTTGAACTTGTCCGTGAAATTATGGCAGCTAAAAACGAAGTAATTGCAGAACTAGATGCGGCTGAAGGCAGTATTACAGCAACCACAGGCGGCAAGCCTGGCGGTGAAGGCTATGTTAGCGGTGATGACAGTGTAAAACTAGTACCACGTGATCGTTGGACACCGTTTAGAGCCGATTAAGGTCTCTAAACCCCTGATTTTTTCTTTCCAATATAAATAATAATGCCGATCCCGGAGCGGGATCATTGATTAAGGAGAAAATATCATGGCAACATTAACAAGTTTAACAGTTGGTTCTACAACACTTGGTGCAAACTACGAGCAAATCGTAAACACACAAGGTATTGGCGGTCGTACACTAGTATGCACACTAGTTAAAGACGCAGGCGATATGACAGAGGCAGAGCTAGTAGCTTGCTTGAAGTCTATTGAGCAGGCAGGTGGTGACGGTACTGGTACAGACCAAGGTGGTCCAGATGCGTTTACAGTAGTTGGTATCGCTGATTTCGACGGTTCTGACCCAGCATACATCATGCTACAAGGTACAGGCACACCAATTTCAGCACCAGTAACTGGTTTCACACTAGCTGTTGTTGCAACATTTGCACTAGCAGTATAATATTTCCTAGGGATGGGAAGTAGGGGCGGATTTATTCCGCCCTTTTTTTATCTGCGTAAATAGTAGCATATTATGCCTAGATATCAAATCATTACTCTCGTTGACATTACCCGGACATCCCCCTCGAGATCCGAAACAGATAAACTAAAGTTAGCACAGCAGGCCAACTTCAATAGCCTACTTCAGGCTATTGGTCTAAGAGCCAACGTATCCTGGATAACTGATCCTTTTAAGAAAACTGGTAGACTGCCCGATCCGTTAGACGGTGCTGCCACTCACTGGCAATGGGTTTTTGATGTTGAACGAGATGATGTATTTTTAAAAGACAACGATCCAGTTGGCCTGTTAAAAGACGATCTAAATGGGATTCCGATTATTGGAAACTTAACTAATTCTGTAGAACTCGATCCAGCCTGTTTCTTTAGTTACAGTGACAGGACTAATATTTGGGTCAAAGAAATAGCATAATTGTTATAAATAAAACATACAGGCAAATCACCATTAGGCATTCTTAACTTAGGCACGTACCCGTACGGGGCTCGACTTAACATACAAAGGAAACAGCCATAATGGCCACAACAGCAGAACGACTTGGTATAGTAGAAACCAAGGTAGCAAATTTAGACGAAAAGATTGACGAGCTCAAAGTAGACGTTAAAGATATGCACGACTGCTTAGACAAGACCAGAGACGGTCTAATGGGCAAATTAGACGAAATGTATTCTGCATCCTGCACACAGCATTCTGAGCTGGCCAACAAAATCAGCGAACTAGAAAAATTTAGAATGAAGTGGGTCTATATGATATCCGGTGGTGTAGCAGTATTGGGCGTAGTGTCTGGACATCTAGACAAGTTTGCCAAGTTCTTTGGTATGTAAAATATACCCACTTAAATAAGGACCATAGGTCCTTTTTTTATGACAGACATACGTAGACAACTTGATCGAGTTGTCAGCAAAGAGTTAAGCCAAAACATCATTCCCGTTCGTACAGATGCAGGAATCCTTGTGGGCTCAGTGTTGATAGTCAGTGAAGGATCAATTAAACATCTGTACAGAAACAACGAATTACTGTACAATAACGTAAGTCTAAACGCTGTGGCTGTTAGGTTAGCTAATATACTGGCCCGGCAGCGATCCAGCATATTTGCCGATAAAATCTACGAAATAGATCAAGAATACAGCAAATGGTTTATAGACAGCCAAACCCTTTTAAAAAATTACTACAGTGCTAAAAAATCCAAAGATTTTAATCGAGCAGATACCCTTTGGGCTAGGTACTGTGAAAGCAGAGATCGAGCTGTCTCTGCCAAAGACCTAGCTACAAGTTTAAGTTTACTCTGAATAAATAGTATATCAATCTGGATCCCCTAAAATGAGAACAACAGACCTTTTTAAATTTAATAGATCGCCCAAGAGACTAAACGAATCTCTGCAAAAAACTTTCGGCACCAAGATCAATTTTGAAGATTTTGATACTGCAAAACTAGAGGATGCCCGTAATAAACTACGCACTCAGATTCACACAGCTCGATCAGAAAGCAGTTTTAACGAAGATCTAGAAAATGAAGCTCTAACCAAAGCACAGTTTATGCACGATGCCATTGTTGCAGAACTAATGGATCGAGAAGAACACATTGTTGATACTACTGCTACAGAAGATAGTGGTTCTATAGAAGATCAAGCCGCAAAAATTATTTCACGATTCGATCAAAATATGAATGAAATTGGTGGCTACGGAGATCCAGATTATAAAGCTGCAATTGCTGCTCTACAACAAGGTGATGTGGATTCGGCAATAGCTGCGGTTGTTGATACATACGGCAATAAGGATGGCGGCGAAGTACGCGGTATGGATGCATACATTGAAGACCTACAAGATGAGTTTGAATATCTTGTTCAAGGCGAAGATGGAGATGAGGGTGGAGACACAGATGATGCCTATGCTCTAGCATCAGCAGGTCACGGTTCAGATGAAGACTACGGTGACTTTCCAGAAAGTATGGAAGAACGTGTGAGAGATCCAGAAGACTGGGATGAAGGCAACACAGAACCACCAAACAACTTTGCTGTTTATATCAACGGCAAGAAGTGGAAAGTATTCAAAGGTCGTGGACAGTACGCCGACGACTATCGCGAACAACAACATTATCAGCAACTAAGAGATTGGGCTCGTAAGAAATCAGAAGCCACTGGTAAAAAGTGGGAAGTTTCTATTACTGGTGAAAACCCAACTGAAAGTGTTCAAACAGAATTAAGTACAAACACCTTAAAGTCTTATCAAGATAAAGCAGGTAAAGAAATTGTACACACAATGACTTCCGGCGACCATATGACCACAGACAAGAGTGCAAAGAAAGTTATGAATCGTATGAAAGGCAGCGAAAAAGCTGACAACAAGATCTGGAAAAGAAACGAAAGCGCACCACCAACAGCCAAAGGCGAGCGTATGGTCAAACATATTAAAGCTGGCTATGCTAAAGATGGTAAATTAACAGATAAAGAAAAAGGTATTGCCTATGCAACTGCATGGAAGCAACACAACAAAGAATCAGTCGAAACAGGAGATGATATGACTAGACTACAAGAAGGTGAAATCCAGCAAGCGTCTGCGATTGTCACAGCAAAAACAATGGTTGACAGAGTAGGTCGTTGGATTGAAGAACTTTCTGGTATGGAGAATGATACACTCCTACAGTTAGGTGATTCTATTCGTGACGAAATGAGTCAAGAGCAGGCCAAGGCTTTTATCGAAGCTGTGGCTCCCGCAATTCAACAGGCACTAGAAACTCTAAAAGGCACACGTGACACACTATCTAGTGGAGTTCGTAGTCTAGCTAGTGGTGAGCAGCCTACAGATATGTTAGGTGCAGAGCCAGGCGCAGATATGGCAGAGCCAGATGCCATGAACGCTGAAGAACCAGTTCCGGGTGTTGACGCAGGTGCAGAAGATGAGTTTGCCGCAGCAGAACCAGCAGCCGGCGGTATGGAAACAGCAGGTCGTGAGCAACGCGAAAGTATTGACCGCCAAAGCCGTTTGATGAAAATCCTAGCAGGTTAAGATGAAACTATCTGATATCTCAGAAGATCAACAACTCGATGAGTTGTTGCCTGCTCTTGGTGCAGTAGGTTCCGCACTAGGAGGCGCAGCAAAAGCAGCCGGTAGTGCAATAGCTACAGGAGCAAAGGCAGTAGGAAGCGCAGTAGGCGGTGCTGTCAAACAAGGTGCCCAGGCTATTGGTCAAGGAATGCAACAGGCTACAGATCCTAAAGCTCAGGCATTGGCAGTTCTACAAACTAAAGAACGCAAGGATGGGATTATGCAGCAGATGAAAGAGATCGATCAGCAGATGCAGGATCTTACCAAACAGAAAAGCGAACTACAAAAAGAATTGGCGACTATAAAATGAGATTTTTTGAATTTGCAGGTGACGACGAAGGTGATAGATTCATTATGGTTCTTAGAAACTATATTGGTCGTGCGGCATCAAAGAAAGCACCAGCTAATTTAAATTGGAATGGACTAAACAGAGTTCTATCTACCAGTGGTTTTGAATTGACCGCAGACTACGAAACATTCAAAGCAATGTATGATGGTAGTCCTGCAATTCAGGCAATGGTAAAGAACTTTAACGAACGCGGTATTGAACTTAACGTGCCCGGAGCTCCAGAAGAAGAACCTAAAGGTGACGGAACTAAAACTCCAGCAGACAGTCAGGCTGCTGTGGACCAAACTGCCGCATCAGCCGCAGCTGGACAACTTGCTCAAAGTCAGGCCACTCCCCAGGCTTGACACTCTAAAACAAAACGTGTAATATATACAGTATGACTGACATACTAGAATTTACCCCACCGCCTTTCGTTGAGCGATTCCAATATAAAAATTGTGTTCAAATCAATGACCCAGTGACACGCAAACGTGTCTATCAAACTCCAGACGGAGAAAGCCTACCTAGCGTGACCACTATCCTTAGTGCTACTAAAGATATGACTCACCTAAATGAGTGGAAGAAGCGTGTAGGCGTTGAAAAAGCACAACAAATCACTACAGAAGCCGCCGGTGTTGGTACTGCAATGCACTCTAATTTAGAACGCTTTATTGCAGGCATCCAACGTCAACCTGGAAATAATCCTGTTCACGTGCAGGCCAATAAAATGGCCGATGTTATTATTCAAAACGGACTTAGCAAAGTTAACGAAGTTTGGGCTATGGAACAGAGTTTGTACTATCCAGGATTGTTCTCTGGAACAACTGATCTTGTAGGTGTACACGAAGGCGAACCTGCTGTGATGGATTATAAGCAGACTAACAAGCCAAAAAAAGCAGAATGGGTAGAGGATTATTATCTACAGCTAATGGCCTATATTATGGCTCACAACGAAGTCTACGGCACTGATATTAAAAAAGGTGTTATCTTTATGTGTAGCAGAGCCTTTGAATACCAGCAATTTACCCTAGAACCTAAAGACTTTAATAAATGGCAGGATGCCTGGTTAAGCAAGGTTGAAGAGTACTACACAACGGGTCTGCAAGGGTTGAAGCCTCTACTAACCCAATAAGATAAATACCCTATAACGGGAATTTATCTATGGCTGTCGTACAGATATCGAAAATACAACAAAGACGCGGGCAAAAACTACTCAACGGAATGCCCCAATTAAGCGCGGCTGAATTAGCCTGGGCAGTAGACACTCAAGAACTTTTTATAGGTAACGGCAGCGTAGCAGAAGGTGCTCCTTATGTTGGTAACACAAGAATACTAACAGAGCACGATAATTTACTAGAGCTAGCAGGCAGCTACAAGTTCGCTGAACCAGACGTATCGATCACGGCCAGTGTGTTTAGATCTATACAGTCGAAGATAGACGAGATTGAAGTTAGCCTGATTGACTTTGGTCCTGAACCCGACCCTAGTACCAATCACACTCCCTATCTAGAAACAGCTCTTACACAGCTTTTTAGAAATGCTGATACTAGGTTTAGAAAAAAATTAAAGATTCCTAACGGACACTATTATTTTTTTACAGTATTAAAAATACCTAGCAATGTTATCATTGAAGGCGAGACTAGAGACGGTGTGATATTAGATGTGGGTTCTACTGGAATTGAATTTGTCACCGAAGCTGGAACCGATAGTCTAAATTTTACCAGTACAGATCATCCAGATAATGTTCTAATCAGTAATCTAACAATTAATTATGTTACTGGCGAAACTGATATTACAGGACTTAAACATTCTGTATTCAAAGATGTAACTTGGACATCTACCTATGTTCTAGGTGATACAGTTTCAACTCCTGTGCTGGCTTCTCAGAGCTATGACTTATCTGCTGTGGCAAGTACTGGTAATATTAATATTACTGGCACCGGCGTAACATCAGGTACCCTTACTCAAGTTTTTACCAGCAACGTAGTTACTACAGTTAATGATTTGGTTACTGCTTTAAATTCTGACAGTTTATTTGATAATAATTTTGAAGCTAGTCGTATTGCTGAATCATTGATCATTACGGCTAAAAATACCAGCGGACTGAGTGCTCTTGAGATCGAAACTTATTTCTTGGTTAGAGTTACTCCGACTAATACTACAGCACAGTTTGAAGTTGATCCTACTCCTACCCAGGCATCGAGTGGTATTAACAATACTCCGGCTGCACTATCTTGGGAAAATGCCGCATATGGAACAAGAACTACTGAAGTAGTATTTGATGGCTGTGTATTTGAATCTGCTGCTTTGCCTTTAAAGTGTATTCACACCCACGGCGAATCTGATAACTTTGACACTGAATTAGAATTTAAAGGTTGTACATTTTTTGTTTGCGACACAGGAGTGTATCTCGAAGGTGTGGCCGATAGACAAGTCAACAATTGGGAATTTATTGATTGTGTTTTTGAAGAAATTGCCAAACAGGCAGTGTTCGTCACCTATGGTGTTGGCACAATTATTAAAGATACAAAATTTAAAAACGTGGGCAATGATACCTTTGGTGCTGCCTATCCTTCTACTGAGATGGTTAAATTTGGCACCAAGTATGGTAACGTGGTTGAGAACTGTCAAAGTGATCGACATCAAGCTGGCGGGCTAACACTTTTAGATACTAAAGTAGGAGTACCAGAAGTTATCAATGCTGGTAACGTTACTTTCACTAATGATTATTATGCCAGCATATACCTAAGTGATACCTTTACACCATTGGCTGTTTTTTCATCTCAACAGAGATTTATCATAATTGATTACACTCTAACTTTGGGAGAATACAATAGAAAAGGCGTAATTACACTATCGGTTAATGATGATGTTCAACAAACCGATGCTCACGTTGCTATTGCAGATAATTTTACTTATTCGACTAGTTTAGTCGCTGACCCAGGAGGAAATATGATTACTAATTTTGAATTCAATGCAGAGTTAAAAGACAATGATGATACCACAGGTGATTCTACTCAAAGTGTTGACACAATATTATTGACATACAAGAATCCTCTTCAATTTAACTCTACGGGAACAATCTCTTACACAGTAAGATACGGTGTTTGATCTATATGGTAACGATAGATTAACAGAATGGAAAAAGTTTAGGGACACTCTGGAAACGGTCCCTAATCCTTTAGAAGAAGTTTCCAAACTTTGGAGCCGAGCTCCGTTTGTTAATCACTATCTCAATCCCCAATGTCCATCCAAATGGCCAGATCCTTGGCATTTGGTTCTTGACGGCAAGCTAGACGATCTTGCAATCTGTCTTGGAATGCTGTACACTATTAAATTAACACAGCGGTTTATGACCACTGTTTGCGAGATACATATGTCTATGCTACCGAGAGATTCGTCCCCTAGATTTTATCTAGTAGTAGATAACTCATATGTTCTCAACTACGAGCCCAGGAAAATCCACGATCTAACGGTTCTGCAGGACTTCCAAACCAACACCATATGGCGCTGCGATCAGTTGCTATAAATATCGAACTAGAATAGAGACATAGATGCAAATAACAGTAATTAAAAGAAGCGGACAAAAAGAACCACTCGCCGTAGAGAAGTGGCAGGCGCAGGTAGCTAAGGTTTGCAAGGGGATAGCAGATGTTAGCCAGTCGATGATAGAGATCAAAGCTCAACCTCATTTTTATGATGGTATTACTACAAAAGAAATTGACGGTATTACTCTAAGAGCTATTGTAGATCTCATCGACGTCGAACACAATCCTGATGTTGGACACGTTAACTATCAATACGTGGCAGGCAAACAAAGACTTAGTATGCTACGCAAAGATGTCTATGGCGATTACGAACCTCCACATTTATATGAGATAGTAAAGAAAAATGTAGCCACCGGCCTTTACACTAGTGAACTATTAGAATGGTACTCTGAAGATGATTGGAATAGGATGAACGATATGATCGATCATTCTAAAGACGAAGAATACGGTTATGCTGCAATCGAACAACTGATTGAAAAATATCTAGTTAAAAATCGTAGCACCAAGGAAATTTATGAAACTCCACAGGTTAGATATATGGTCGCGGCCGCTACTGTATTTCACAAAGAAGAACCGAATGCAGCGAGAATGCGCTACATCAAAGAATATTACAATGCGGCATCGGATGGCCTATTTACTTTGGCTACTCCTGTGCTTGCTGGGCTTGGCACTCCTACTAAGCAGTTCAGTAGTTGCGTTCTTATTCGCAGTGACGATGATCTTGATAGCATTTTTGCTAGCGGAGAGATGATGGCCAAGTATGCCAGCAAACGTGCTGGTATTGGTTTAGAGATTGGACGCTTACGTCCATTAGGATCGCCCATCCGTGGTGGTGAGATTATGCACACAGGTATGATACCATTCTTGAAGAAGTGGTTTGGTGACCTACGTTCGTGCAGTCAAGGAGGCATTCGTAATGCTAGTGCTACTGTATTCTATCCTATTTGGCATCATCAGTTTGATGATCTTATTGTACTTAAGAACAACCAAGGAACAGAAGAAACCCGAGTCCGTCATATGGATTATGGGGTTGTGCTTAGTGCCTTCTTCTGGAGACGATTTAAAAACAAACAAGACATAACATTCTTTGATCCAAATGAAGTGCCTGACTTGTATGAAGCTTTCTACAAGAATACAGAACTGTTTGAAGAATTGTATGTAAAATATGAAAAGCGCAAGGACCTTCGTAAGAAGTCTATGAGCGCCGAGGAAGTGTTCAAGAGTGGTATACTGAAAGAACGCACAGACACGGGTCGAATATATCTCGTATTCATTGATAATGTAATGAACCAAGGTCCTTTTGATCCTGAGTACCACACGATTTATCAAAGTAACTTGTGCTGTGAGATCCTATTACCCACCCGTCCATTTAAGCGATTAGACGACGAGAGTGGACGCATAGCGTTATGTACACTGGGATCTATCAACTGGGGATCGTTCCGAAATCCAGAGGATATGCGTAGAGCCTGTAGGATTCTACAGCGTAGCCTGTGTAACATTCTTGACTATCAAGATTTCTTGTCAATTCAAAGTAAATTAAGCAACGACGAGATACAACCATTAGGGATTGGTGTAACTAATCTAGCCTATTGGCACGCCAAGCGTGGTCTGAGATACGGTGACAAAGATGCACTGGCAGAGGTAAAGTCGTGGATGGAACATCAGGCTTTTTATCTAACAGAAGCCACAGTTGAAATGGCGAAAGAACGCGGAGCCTGCAAAGATTCAGCATATACACGTTACGGCAAAGGACAGTTTCCTTGGGAACATCGAGCCAAAGGTGTTAATGAGCTTGCAGACTTTACTCCTGAACTTGATTGGGAACCTCTACGTAGAGATATGAAAGAGTACGGAGTTAGAAACGCCACCCTTATGGCCATTGCTCCTGTAGAATCTAGCAGCGTGGTTATCAATTCTACTAATGGTATTGAAATGCCTATGTCGCTTATTAGTACTAAAGAATCTAAGGCAGGTTCGTTCACACAGGTAGTTCCAGAATACAATAGGTTGAAGAATAAGTATCAACTAATGTGGGAACAGAAAGACTGCGATGGTTATTTGAAAACTTCTGCGGTACTTGCTGCCTATGTTGATCAAAGTATTTCAACTAATACATTTTATAACCCCGCACACTTTGCAGATCGCAGAGTGCCTACAACGCTAATTGCTAAGAATTTAATGCAGGCACATATGTGGGGATTAAAGACATTCTACTATAGTTTAATTAATAAAGCAGGTAGCAAAGCTATCGCCGAACCTACCCCAGAAGTACAGTATAACGGACACAACGGATATCATCTAGAAATAGAACTAGAAGATGACTGCGAGTCCTGTAAGTTATGAAAACATTAAGAGAATACATTGATTTAATTACAGAGTCAACAGAAGTTAATGATGACTGGTTCAAAGCCGGAGCATTTAAAACTTTTAAAAGGCCAGCTGAAGAAAAATATGAAATTGCTACAGAACCAGGAACCGTTGACACATTAGAAGGTCCTGTTAGATACGAAGCAGGGCATTATATTATGACTGGACCAAAAGGTGAGAAGTATCCCATAAGTCCAGAGAAGTTTAAAAATCTCAAAGACGATCAAGGAGATGGAGTTGCTACTCCAAAAAAAATCTTTAAAGTAGCTAAACTTGCAGACCACGACGGTGTGCTACACACTAGTTGGGGTGATCTCAAATATACCAAAGGTAACGATTACATTGTACGTCACGGCGAAGGCGACTACGGTGCTGTAAAAAAAGATATTTTTAAACAAACATACGAGACATCAAATGAGTAAACAACAATATAACCTAAACACAAAGACAGACTATCTATCACGTAAGATGTTTTTGGACCCAGCAGGTCCAGTTACTATTCAGCGTTTTGAAGAAGTTAAGTACAACAAGATAGCAGACTTTGAAAAAACTGCTCGTGGTTTTTTCTGGGTTCCAGAAGAAGTCAGCCTTACCAAAGACGCACAGGACTTTAAAGACGCTAGTGATGCAGTTAAGCATATCTTCACTAGCAACTTACTAAGACAAACAGCATTAGATAGTTTGCAAGGGCGTGGCCCTAGTCAAGTGTTCGCTCCAGTGATCAGTTTGCCAGAGCTAGAAGCACTTATATATAATTGGACATTCTTCGAAACAAATATTCATAGCCGTAGTTACAGCCACATCATTCGTAATATTTACAATGTGCCCAAGGAAGTGTTTAACACTATCCACGACACTAAAGAAATTGTAGATATGGCATCCAGTGTTGGCTTGTACTATGATAAACTTCATATGATTAACTGTATTATAGAAACAGGCGAAAAGATCGACGAAGAAAAACACATCAAGGCAATTTGGATGGCCCTCCACGCCAGCTATGCTCTCGAAGCGTTCCGCTTTATGGTTTCGTTTGCCACAAGCCTGGCAATGGTAGAGAACAAGATCTTTATTGGCAACGGCAATATTATTAGCCTAATCTTACAAGACGAACTACTACACAAGGGTTGGACAGCCTTCTTGATTAACCAAGTTGTAAAAGAAGATCCTCGATTTGCCAAAGTTAAGGCCGAGTGCGAACAAGAAGTCTACGAATTATATCTAGATGTTATTCGCGAAGAAAAGGACTGGGCTGATTATCTCTTCCATAAAGGTCCCGTGATTGGTTTAAATGCTGGCATTCTAAAAGACTTTGTTGACTACACAGCCGTTGCCGCACTAAAGGACATTGGAATCAAATATCACAATCCTGCTCCGAAATCTACTCCTATTCCTTGGTTTAACAAACACAGCGATACCAGCAAGAAACAAACTGCCTTGCAGGAAAACGAATCGACTAATTATGTTATAGGAGTTATGAGTGACGGTATTGACTATGATGCACTACCGGCGCTATAATAAATTATGTATAAAGCACAATTCAAAAGTAAAAGCCCTTTCGAGTCCTGGACAAGTATAGGCACCTTTGGTACTGAAGCCGCAGCTATTTCTGCTGCCCTACAGAAAAAACAAAAAGGTGCTATCCTTGTCAGAGTAGTAGACAACAAGGGTGCTGTAGTTTATTCAAGTTAAGGAAATAAAATGAAAGCTATTGTATGGAGCAAGTATCACTGCCCCTATTGCGATCAGGCCAAGGCATTACTGAAACAAAAAGGTATTGAATTCGAAGAGCGTAAAATTGGAGACGGTTGGACTAAAGAAGAACTGTTAGAAGCTGTACCCTCAGCAAGAACAGTACCACAGATTTTTCTAGGTGAAGAGCTAGTGGGCGGATTTAATGAACTAAAGAAAAGGTTAGAAAATGCTAATTGATAAAGGTGTAACTATCGGTGAAGTTGTTACTCTGAAACTTACCAGCGGTGAAGAGCTAGTTGCTAAACTAGTAGATGATGGACCGATGTTTTACAAATTGAGTCATCCACAGGTTAAAGGTCTGGGACCAAAAGGTCCTGGACTGATGCCATATCTGTTTACCGTCAATCCCGATAAAGAAGTAAGACTAAACAAAGGCACAGTAGTAGTTATTGAAGCTACCGATAAATCATTTGCTGATCAATTTATTCAGAGCACTACAGGTATTGCTCTAAGATAAAATGGCTTTTAATTATATTGTTACTCAGAATATACCGCTGCCAAGCGGCATAGTTGGAGATCAATATCCCGATGTTGGAACAATTCCCGGCGCAGGTTATATTCCATCGGCGTATTCAGGCGGTGAAGTAGATTTTAATATCCAATTTGTCTACACAGATGGAACAGATACTGCTCCTGTAATAGAAATTCTTATTCCTTCAAACTTGGGAGTGGAAGGAATTACAGTGACACTAGTTGGGGCTGATACTGTAAACATTAAAGGTCGTCCGGCAAACATTTTTACAGACGAGTTATACCAATTTGTTTTTAAAGACGGAACAGTAAAAACTCTATTGCCGTTAAACAACGAACCTTATAAGAGTATTGTAAAGTGGGCACCGCCCAGCAGTAGAGAAAAGCTGGCTACCTATAATTTCACCGCTAAATATGACGACAATCCTGCGGCTACAATACCTATAATAGGGGCTACGGAACCTGCGCCGATAAAACAATTTTTTTATTATCGCTACGAACCTAGTTTAGAATTGTTTAAATCCTTAGTAGCTAAAGGACCAAATTATAAGGAATAAATTATGCCACCAGTAGCTAGAGGCAACGGTACAGATAGCGTGTTTAGTAAGACCGGCACAGCTAAAAAGTGTCCAGCACCAATCGGTACAGCAACTAATGCTTGTTCTGGAGATGTTTTGATTAATAACATCGGTGCAGTGAGACAAGGTGACTCTGTTGCACCACACCCAGCAGCAGGATGCGGCAATGATGGCAGTGCTGTAACATCAGCTAGCGGCACAGTATTTGTCAATGGCAAGGCTTTGGCTAGGATTGGTGACGAATACACAGGTGACAACACTATTACATCGGGGAGTTCAAATGTCTTTGCAGGTTAAAATTAAAAAATCATTTTGGAATGTCTTAGGTTTCCTAAGTCTAGGTATGGCATATATTGGAGTAATTACTCCCGGAATTCCTTATTCGCCATTTATAGTATTTTCAGCCTATTGTTTTTCCAAAGGCAGTGAACGTATGCATCGTTGGATTTACAATCATAAAATATTTGGACCTTTCCTTACCAATTGGAACGAAAAACGTGTGTTCCCTCAAAAATTACGCTATTTGATGTTGACAATGATGTCAATAAGCCTTATACTAATGTGGACAAGTGGAGTTAAACCTATAGGCATTATCAGCACAGCAATCTTTATGGCCTTGGTAGCTGTATGGGCCTGGAGATATCCTAATACTCCCGAAGAACACGATCGTAGAAAACTAAACAACGAGAAAATTGGATGGCTCAAATAACTATTGAAGAATTAATTGACATTGCCTTTGCACACGAAGAAGGCGATCCGTTTGATTGGGGCGTTTTCAAAGACGGCAAAGAACAGGCAATGGCAATGATCGGAGCCAGTGTTTTGGAACAGTTTGACAAAGAAATCGTTACAGATGCTGACAGATTAATACTTTTAGCTACCATAACAAAGTTAATAACTGAAAATATGATCCTTCACACCAAATTGATGTCAACAAAATCGGCTTGATAGGCGTTAAATATATACTAACCCCTTAAAGGAGATTGTTATGAAGAAGATTGTTACCGGTATTATTTTGGCTACTCTTGCTCTAGGCGCAAGTGCAGAATACAATCCAAATCATCATCCTAGACACACAACCAATTCTATGGCACAGGGCCGAGGATGGGTTGGACCACAACACCATCATCACCACGCTCGTGGCCACGGTTGGGGTTGGGTAGTACCAGCAGTTATTGGCGGAGCAGTAGTTTATGCCGCGACAAGACCGCAGGTCATTGAGCAACAGGTTATTGTACAGCAACCTCCAGTGGATATTGTTTACATTAACGGAATTGCCTATCGTAAACAAATTATGGTAGTCAATGGTCAGTACCAAGAGGTCTTGGTAAGACTATAACACACACAGAAAAATTAACATAACAGGAAAAAGTAACATAATGGTAACAGGAAAAGTAAAGTGGTTTAACGATGCCAAAGGATTTGGTTTCATTACTCCCGACGATGGTGGCGCAGATTTATTTGCACACTTTTCACAGATTAATTCGAGTGGCTTCAAAAGTCTACAAGAAGGACAGAGTGTAAGGTTTGAAGTAACTCAAGGTATGAAAGGCGCACAGGCTAGTAACATCCAGCCTGCCTAAAAGAATTGTTGTAATCCCTTCAAAGCGAAGGACTTTTGGACGCGGGTTCGACTCCCGCCTGGTCCACCAAAAGAGGAGTAGAGTATGGACGATGATCTGGTTAGATTTTTAATCGGGATAGTAACAGTGATCGTTGTTGGAGCAATAATCCTTTTTTGATGGGCCAGTCATGGTTTCGACAGAGGTAGATAGTAGAGACGGCAACACGGTAGGCGATGACCGTAAATCAAGCAAAACCTATAAACGCCAACGACGACGTTTACGCAATGGCCGCTTGAGCCTTGCCGGGGTAGTCATACCTTGTAATCCAAAATGACAATAGGCTCTTCGGGGC